GTTACCTCTCAACAACATACGTTGACAGGAACGTCACTGCTTCCTGACTGGTCGGATTATCAACAGGAATTAGATCGCTTGGAATTTGACACGAATAGATTCCGCCATCAACTCCCGAATATACGGTCGTCACCGACTCACCATCGGTATTGAGCGTCACCTCTTGAATAACCACTTCTTGAGAAACGTCAGGCTGAATAATTACATCTTGCGGTTGATCAAGCATCCTAGGCTCCCGTATATCCAACAGCAGTAACGTAGATAGTGGTTGATGCGGTACCGCACGCAAACCACAAAGCCGTATTAGCCGAAGTGGCAATCGGAACTGGCAAAGTAATGTTTGATCCGCCAAGAGCGGGAGCCAACGTGGTCAGCAGTGTCGAACCGCCGTTTCCGTCCTTCAACGTAATCAACGAGGTTGCTGTACCAGTATTAGCAACAGAAATAGACGTAATGTAATTCTTGAGTCCAGAGCCAGCCGCCGCAAGTACCGAAGTGTCAGAAGTGCCTGTTGCCGAAGAAGAACCCCTAACAGCGGTCACCGTAGAAGGCGTAGAAGTAACAGTAAGCGCCGTACCACTAGCAATACCCTGCACGGTAATGACATCAGCGCTTGCGGTGCCAGCAGTACCAAGCGCAGGTTGCTTTACAGCAGTAGCAAATCCAGTGATCGCCGCAGGCGGCGTCAACGTGGTCACTTGAGAGGCAGTCAACACCACGGGCACACTCGCCGCATCCAACGCCTGCCCAAGCGCAGGCACCTTACCATCGATACTAGACAAACTAGAATTAGCGGTCGTCTGGTTAGCAGACGTAGCCGCACCAGAAGGCAACGGCAGGGAGCCCGCAGACACGGGAAGGGCCGTAGCCCGCAACTGAGTGTCCGTCAGAGGCCCTGTAACGGCCACAGAGCCGCTCACAGCGACTGTGCCGTCCACGGTGAGACTTCCACCCCCATCGTCCACAGAAAGCGTACTGCCGTTGTCGTCCACATGGACGACGCCTTGCACGCGAGTCACATCAACATCAAGCCCGTGTGTAGCGTCACCAGCAATGCCCACATTGCTGTCAAGAGTGCCATCCACCAACTTGACCCGCTGGAAATGCACGCCGCTGACATCGTCCGTCGCAATGACGGACGAAGAGGGCACAGTAGCGGGGGTACCAGACTGAGTAGTAAGATTATCGGCCATTAGGTGTAAGTCTCCGTAGTTCGGTTATCCCAAACAGAACTACCAAAAGCAGTCCACTTGGTATATGTCGGATTGCCTCCAGCGTCCAATCCGATCTTTTTGATTGTCCACGACGCCGCCGAGGTCGCCGTTCCTAGAGGTGCGGTTCCAACGTAAATGGCCAACGCCGTGAAGTCGTATTGGCGATCCAATCGCCCATCATCAAGTTCAAATTGTCCCCCGTTGCCAATGCGCAACGTAGTGACTTTCATCAAATCGCGTTCATCATAAACGTTCATGACGGATACTTAGCCACATTATCTTGAGTCATCAAAGTCTTGCCATCACGAGAAAGTGGCAACTTCTGAGAAGTATCAGGCAAATGAATATGAATTACCATTCCATTAGGCAACGTAACCTTGCCCTGTTCATCTTCCTGCAACCTCTTCTTGCGCTTTTCAATCCACTTCTTCAACATCTCGGCATCAATCATGCGCCCATCCCAAACTCGGGTGGCGGACTAGCACCAGCCTGTTGCGCGCTCATAATACCAGACATTTGTTCTTGCGGCGGCACCGCTTCTGCGCCAGCATCCGACTGCTGATCGGGGCTAGGAGGCGCAGCACCCGATCCATCAGGAGGCATCATAGGCGGTGCCGCCACAACAAAGCGCTCGGGATTCTTAATACCAAACCCCTCGCGCAAAACATGCATAGCAATAGACATCGGATCAACAACAGAACCAATCAACGGACCCATCGTATTCATCAACGCAATAGCCTGCTGACGCTTAAACGTTTCATTCTGCGGTTGAGTTGAACCCGCCTCAACCTCAAAATCAAACTCACCTTCAATATCCTCACGCGAATACGGCACCCACACTTGAGCGCCCTGCTCCGTCGTAATGCGAGCAACCTTCTCGGTAGTCAAAAACGCCTGAGCCAACTGCACCAAACGCTGCGCAATCTCAGAAATAAACGACTCAATACGAGCCAACTTATCCGCAGCACGAGCATTAGCAGCATCCTGAATAATAGACGCCTCAGTCGCAGTACGCCGCACCTCAGGCAACGCACCACGCATATACTCATTCACACCCGTCACGCGATCAATATCAGACTCAATCACCTCAGAATGATTATTATAAAACTGAGCATTAGCAGCATTACGCGGAACAGGAGCAACAACCTCAGGGAATGGCGTATCGTCACGCACGGGCACAAGCGCATTAGTATTGCTACTCGTTAGTGCATCAATGCCATCAACATCCAAAGCATCCTTGCGAACAAGATACTTAGGAATATCCAATTTGCGAGCCAACACCATAGCAGAACGAGTATGATTCAACTCATTCTGCAACGGTTCAATAGCCTCAATCTCCCCAATAGTATAAAACTGGTCAGGAACCTCATAATTACGCAACATCACAAACGGATGCCCATACGGATACGGGAACGGCGTTGGCTTAACTAGGAACCCAACATCCTTTTGCTGATCAGCAAAAATAGACAAAGTACCACGAGAAACATCATAAAATTCCCAAATAGTCACACGGCCAAGATCATCAGGAACATTCTGCTTATTGTCCTCATTAAACCACTTCAACGAACCATCAGACTTCAACTTCCGACGAGCCGACTTATTAAACCGCTCATCAGACTTAGCCTGCTCCAGCGGCATAACAACCCGCTGAGCAATCCACTGAAGATCCTTCATACAAGTAGCCTCAGGATCAATAAACACATCAAACGGCGACACGCGCTCAAAGAACGGCGAATCCTCCGTAACTTCAGTAGTCGTAGTTTCCTGAGAATCAATAATATCAGACTCAGACGGCATTTCAGCAGCCATATCAGGATTCTGCTGAGCATACTGATCCAACAAATCATTCTGCACACGAATGTTCTGCTGCATCTCCTCTTCGGTCAGATCACGAATTTCCTCATGGAAATTCCAACCAACCTTGCCCCAACCATGCCCATAAATCAAAAAGTCCTGAACAATACGACGATTCTCTTCACGGAAATCAAAATGACGCCACCAATAGTTGGCAATAGCCTCAACCATCAACGCCTTATTCTGCTGATCCATATCTTCATCGCGAGAAGACACAGTAATCTTAGGATAGTTTACAGCAACAGAAGGACCAATCACGTTAATCGTAGAAAACGCAATAGCAACAGCAATGCGATCGTCCTCAGACCAACCATCAAACATCTTCAAGCGATACACATCACGCAAACGCTTCCACGTGCGATCAAACTTTTCGTCTTCACGCCAACGCTTAGCAGACGTAATACGATCGCGGTATCGCTTCAACAAAGAAGCATCGCTCACAACAGGCAAACCAGAATCCGCTGGTGCGCCCCAAGTGCCAACTTCATTCGGCGTAGGAGTAATACCAACCATCAAACCCACCTAGTTCCCACAGGTTCGGCCTCCACGTTATCTTCCTTCAACACGCGTTCCTGTTCCTCAATGCGTTCACCCAAAGTAGGACCATGAAAATCCTCTTTGCCATACGTAAACTGCAATCTAATAGTGCTTACCTTGCAAGCAAAACAACCGTCTACGCGCGTAAGATGAAGCCGATCATGTTCGGCATCCTCACACCTAGCACACAAACCATCTAGGTCAACCGCTTTTCTATGCAAACAAGTGTCCATCATGTAAGAGGTCACAATGTCCCCTGCATATTGTGCGCCCCCAACGGAACGGCCTGTTCTTTGGAATCACGCAAAATCCGATCCTTAAAATAATTAAACGTACCGTAAACCTCTTCAGGTTTACGATACTCAGGTGCTACCGCAAAACGGAGCATCTGGTTAGCAATAGCAAGAGCAATAACCCGATCGTCAAACGGACTGCCACCCATTTGTCCTCGTTCGTTGCGAACATACGTCAACATCTCCCCAACAGTAGCCTTATCATGAATCACAAGTCCCTGACGCACCGACATACCCAACTCGTCAATCATCAATGGCTTAGATGCCTTTGTCGTCAACCAACCAATCTTAGACTGCCGATTCTGCCATGTGGTCTTACCATCCAACTCGCGCCTAACGTAAATCTTGGGATACGTCAAACGCTGCAAAGCCTTATTTGTTGTCAAACCGTGGTTATTCGTTTCAACGGCAATCAAAGCCTGATTATAACGCCATGCGGTTTTAGCAATTTCCTCAGCAAAAAGATCAGGATCAATATGCCCGTGCCACTGAGCAACCTGCTCATTAGTCTGAAGACAAAGTACTTGAAGACAAGAATAATCTCCATGTTCCAAACCTTCAGCAACGTCAGCGCCAATTACATACTGATGATCTAGAAGTGGTGGTACCCATTGCTTATAGTTAGTTTCTGAAGATACCTTGATAAACGTCGGAGAGCGCTTCGACCCTTGAACTTCAGCGTCCAAATATCCATATTCAGGAACCCTCGTTTCCATCTTTCGTAGAGAATCAACATCAAAAACAGGATTACCCGAACGAATAAACGCTTCTTCAGGATTATCAGGATACTCCTGCGCCAACTGCCACGGTAGCATATTGGCTTGCTTAACCTCATACCAATCATCATTACGATCAGTATTAGCCGACCACGGATAAAACAAATGCGTAAACTGACTATTACCAGACACCGCCTTGTTCCAAAACTCGTGGAAGAAATTACCAGCACCATTAGCCGTACTCAAACCAATGACACGACCACCAACGTCAGTTACAGGCTCAATAGAAGCCCACGCCTCCTCAGCATTCTCAAAGAACGCCCACTCGTCCACAATAATCAAGGACACCGCACTACCACGCGCAGGATCCTCCTTAGACGGCATCGACTCAATACTAGACCCATTATCAAACGTAATCTTCATCACGTTCTTATCAACACGCTTAGCAGCCCGTTCCTTCAACCACTCAGGCAACCGCTTCCAAGCATAATCAGTCTTAGACAACAACTTCTGAGCCTCGCGCTCATTACGAGACAACATGACAATAACATTGTCAGGCCAAAACATTGCCAACCACAAACAATACGAAGCAAACAGCGTAGAATACCCAATCTGACGGGCCTTCAAAATAATAACGTACCGATCCTCCATAACCCGCTGCAACGTGTCCAACTGCGCCTCACGCAAATCAAACAACAACGCACCATGCTCAGGATGCTGAATATACACGTTCTCCGTCAAAAACCGAACACAAGCATCAAAATCCTTAGCAGACTTACCACGCCAACGACGAAACTTGCCCTCCTGCAAAAGTTCAGTCTTAGAAAACCCCACTACCCCTCACCCAACAACGCCTGCAACTCCGCAGCCAACTCATCATCAGACAACCCAGCCACACGAGCATCCTCAATCACAACCCGCTTAGGCTGCAACCGATCCACATACTGCAAATACAACGACGCCGCCTTCGTATCCCCACGACTAGCAGCCGTCCACAAACTATCCACAACCGCCTGAATCCTATCAGGCGACACATTCAACTCAGCCAACCGCTGCTCATACGCAGCCTTAAACCAACGATCATTCTGCCAACGAAACACGGTAGACTCCGCAACACCATGCGAACGCGCCCACTCCTTCTTCGACCCCAACCGCTCAGGATCAGCCAACCACTCAATATACTCCAACTGCAACGCAGACAACAAACCACCCTGCGCCTTAACCCGTGCCACAGACTCATGTGCCATACCGACACCTCCTTCACCCACAGGGGACACTTGTCCCCTTAAGACATGAAACGACGCACCATCTGCCCCAACTGTGATCAGCAACACAACGATCCTTACGCCGAAGACAGTGACTGGTGCTATACTTGCGTCATCGAAACCCTCGCCAACCAAGAAGACGACGACATTCAACTTGGCGAAACTTTCGGCCCATAATACGAGACACTCGTAAAAGCGGGATTAGCGCCCGACCGCTAGGATCGGGTCCACGCACAGCGTGGGGATGCTAGGGACTGACCACCCTCGTAAGGCGCTCGCAGAATGTAGAGACTCCGATCATGTGTCCTCAGCGGGTCTACCTCAGTCGTGCCCACCTACCGTGGGCAACAAGAGAAGAAGACACATGGCAAAGGGCGCAGCGCATAGGCGCTGCTTTTTTACCCAGCACTCGTAACGAGCAGGTAAAACACACACACACAACGATCCAGAAGCCACACATAATGTTCACGGAGAGTGACTTTCCAAGAGCCACCCCACACCACACCAAATTGCGGCTACCTCCTTATATATACATAATGGATGGCCCCCCTCCCCCCCGCGCCCCCGCCCGCCCGCATGCGCACCCGCTCCCGCGCATCATCGCACGTAAGGAGCCGATTGGCATCGGGCTTGACTCGGTCGGCAGGGATGAGGAACGGCATCCGCCGCTCCCGCTCACACACACACAGGAGAAGCCCCATGTCCAGCACTCTCGCACGCATCGACGCGTGCACGCCCACGAAGAAGCCCGCGTCCGCTCTCGTGCACGGGGAGGTGATCCTCGTCGCGGGCGCTGGCAAGCGTGCGGTCGTGAAGAAGGGTCGCGCGAAGGCGTTCCTCGCGTACCCGAAGCGGGGCCTGCAGGCGCCCGAGGCCATGCCCACGGGCGAGGTGACGGTCATCGCCCGCATGAACGGCGGGGTCTTCAGCGACCCGTCCGCCCGCTCGGACGAGGCGAAGGCCCTCGTGGGCGAGCGCAAGGCCGCCAAGGCGCAGGCGAAGATGAGCAAGGCGCAGGCGATCGAGGCTCTGCTGGCGCTGCTGGCTGAGTGACACACGAAGCAGGGCGGGCGACCTTCGGGTCGCCCGCCTTTCTTCGCGTGACGGCAAGTCGCCGTCACGTGTATCGGAAGGGGTTAACGTGTCTGTTCATTTCGTTGACGATGGCGAGCGTTGGGGCTTGCGGCCTACGTTCCTGAGCATGCGTGGTCACGCTAATTCGTGGCGTGTTGAGGACCCGACAACGAGTGTGCCGTCGGCGTTCATCGTGGAACACATTCTCAGCAACTCGTGTGTGTTGGTTGAGGCCGACGAGTTGGGCTTCTGCGTGTACGAGTTCGAGATGTGCTGCGAGCAGCGCATTCTGTTCAGGGCCCGCAAGATGAGCGATGGCACGTATCAGGTGTTGGAGTTCGGTGCGAACGTGACGGACGACCTGCCGACGTACGAGGAGGACGAGTGATGCGCATCTTCCTCGTTCCGATCGGCCTTGGCGTACTGTTTATGTACGCTTCGGCCAATGGTGTGACTTCGTTCGGTCCGCTGATTACGTGGGTGATCCTCTTGGGTTCGCTCGCAACGATCCTGTTGATCGCTGCGGAGGGTCATGATGAGTGATCATGACAAGCGTGTGCTGCGGGCTCGTGTGTTGCTTCGGCGGGCTCGTGAACGTCTTGCGTTGTGCAACGAGAAGGTTGCGTGGCATCGTGCGCAGGGCGTTGAGGACGACACTGAGGCTATGCAGGTGTTGTTCTGGAAGGTCGAACAGGCGCAGGTTGGTCTGGATGTTGCGATGGCGCATCTTGAGAACCTGATTGGCGTTCAGGAGGACGATTGACGAAACTCCAGACGAAACGTTCGTACGTTCGTGCGTGTCCGTATGGTTGTTGTACGGATACGGGGCAGCCGTCGAATAGGCGTGGTCGGCTGTTGCGTATGCGACTCAATCGTCGCCGCAGCGAACGTGCTTGGCGAAAGGAATACAACGCTTACGAAGTGTGAGCGTTGCAAGATGGGATGGCGGGCGACCTTCGGGTCGCCCGCCTTTCTTGCGTGACGGCAGGTAGCCGTTCATCACATGTCCACAGGAGGACACTTCATGTTTCAGGATCAGAACATCACGAGCGCTACGCTGACTCCGCTTTCGGATGACCCGAAGGTGTGGCAGTACGAGCGTGAGGCCGAGTGGGCGGACGCGTGGAATGCGTTCGATGCGGCGAACGAGGCGTACATGAAGGCTGCTGATCTGGCGATTCGTGCGGAGGACGAGGCCATCATGCAGGAACACCTGCTGGAAGCGGCGTACGCCGCACGCAAGGCGGCGTCGGCCAACGAGTGGCTGATGCGTGACAGGCTGGTGGCTGCTCGTCAGGCGTTCTTTGCCGTGGACAAGGACCGTGACTTGGCGTACTTCTCGTACGAGAACCAGATCGGGGAGCATGCATGATGAACGAGCGTCGTTGGCAAGTCGAAATCGAATACGCGAACGAGTCGGGAGGAGGTGGGGTGCGCATGTTCAGTGGTGTGCGTGCCCCATCTTCGGGCAAGGCGATCGACAAGGCGATCGACTGGCTTGAGAACGATGGCTTCGATGTGAACATGATCTCGTCGGCTGATGCCGAAGAGTTGCCTAGTGCCTACACCCATGAAAGGGGTACCAAGTGAAGATGTACGTGAACGCTGCTGGTGAAACGCGTATGAAGTTGCACGCTGCGGAGGCATTGGACGACCTCATGTGCGAGTACCTTGAGGACCCCGTGATCAGCGACGACGACGCCTTGTGGCACGGTCTGCACGTGTTGCAGGCTCGCTGGACGATGGCTCTCACGAAGGCTCGTGTGACTACGGCTGATATGGACGACGACAAGTACGAGCGTGCGTTGCTTCGTACGATCAGCGTTGACACGACGATCAGTGAGCGTGAGATGGAGGCGATCGAAGCGATCGTGTGCATTTACGGCAACAAGCGTTGGAATAAGTGCGGCGCTTCGCTTGCTGATGCTCAGACGGTTGCTCATGCGTTCGGCATCGACCTTGGAGATGACGCATGACTACGTGGGAAGTGATCGTGCATTACGGCAACGGCAATTCGTGGCGGATTCCCGTCATGGCAAGCAACGCTGCGAAGGCAGCGTCGGCAGGTGTGCAAGCGTTCTTCGATTACTTCGGTGAGGACGAGGGCACAGTCAAGGTGAGCGCAACGCTCAAGAACAAGGAGCAGTAACGTGGGTATTCAGACAAGCAGCGATACGTACGTGTTTCATGTTACGTTGGAGGCGGAGGGCGACCTTCCCGACAACGCGAACGTTGAGTATCTGGTTTCACATGCGTTGTTTCACTGGTTTAACGTACTCAACTATCGCAATCCGTTCGGTGTGATCGGAGTGAAGTGTGACCATTCGTACACGGACAAGGAGTTGGAGGACGCTATGCCCCTGAACACCAAGAACGAGTACATCTTGTGGCGTACGGACAAGGGACCTCGCCCCGATTGGGTGTGCAAAGGAAACTGCGGCGTTCGTGCATTCGTTATCACGACGCTTGACTGGCAGGATATCCCGAAGGATAGGTGGGAATGCCTGAACAACGACGAGGCATGGCCCAACCCGTACTATGGTGATGAGCGTGCATCGTGGAGCAGCGAAGACAATAGCGTCAAGATGCTGCGTTCACGTGGCGATTGTCACGACTCTTACCAAGCACGTGATGCGCTCAAGGCAACCGCCAACAAGATGGACCACATCCTGTTCGTTGATCACACTGGATCGGAGTACGCATAAGATGGTTATGCACGGTGAAACTATCGCAACGGGTGCGGCTGGCACGTGTCCCGACTGCAAGGTTGTTCTCGTCCCCAAGGTGTACGAAACGTGCGCCTTCTACGTTGGCACGTGGTGCAATTGTGGCCCATATTCGCGTGAGTCTGGCTACTACAAAACGCGTGAAGAAGCCGAAGCCGCTCTCAAGACGGGCAATTATGGGAGGTAAGATGGAATTCATTCCGTTGCGTGAAGCCAACGAGGAATACGGCAAGTACCGTGAACTCGTGGGTTATCGCCCCGTTGCTGGCGATTGGTTCACTACGGGTAATCCGAAGTTAAACAAGAATGCGCTGGTTACGTTGGGCAATTCGTATCTTCCGCATCGCAAGGCTGGGGTCGTTGCTCGTGACCTTGACTTGCCTGATCATGTGCGTATTGCACTGCGTAAACATAATGCGTGTGATCATGCTTCGCCGTTGTGTTCGATTGGGTGTCTGAATACGGCTGGGCGTGGCAAGTTTCAGCCCATTCAGTATGCTCGTCTTGCACGTACGTTGCTGCGTATCTGTAACGAGGATGCTATGTATTCGCTGAATGTGCATCTGCTTTACAAGGCGTTGATCAAGCATGACGGTAATGTTGCACGACGGCTTAACGTGATTAGCGATGAGCCGTGGGAGTTGCTGTTTCCCGATGAGTATTGGCAGCGGTTCCCCAACGTGCAGCATTATGATTACACCGCCGATTCCAAGCGTGCCGAACTGTGGTGTGATGGATTCACGTACGATGGCAAGCGTTTCCCTGCCAACTATCACTTGACGCTTAGCGCCAAGGAGCATCACGGCTTGGACTGGATTCACTGGTTCGTGGAACTTGGCGTGAATGTCGCTGTTGTATGCGATACGCCCGCTAAGCAGCCGAAGCCTGCCGAGTGGTTCGGATTGCCTGCGATTGATGGCGATCTGAGTGACGAGCGTTGGCTTGATCCGCAAGGTGTAGTGGTTCTATTGTCCGCCAAGGGGCAGGCTCGTAAGCAGGCTGTCGGGTGGAATAAGTTCGTCAAGCCTACATCGGCTTGATATCAGCACTTGCGTACAATCGTACGTAGGTAAACAACAACAACCGAAGGGTAAACAAGCACCATGATGAACGACTTCATTAACATCAACACGACCGCATTCGTTGAGGCCGTTACCGATGCTACGTCCACGCTACAGGGCGATGTCACTACCCTCTTCAACAAGGTGCGTGCCTTGGAAACCGACCAGAACCTGCAGAACACGCAGTTCGACAGCAGCGATAACCAGTTCACGCAGCATATCGTAGACATTATGTGCGACAACATTGACGATGTCGTGCGCGAAGCCGATCTCAGCAACGTGATTCGTGATAATCTCGATTCTGCGCTGAACGACGTTAATTGGAGCGAGTACATCGATAACGACACGGTTACTGACGCTCTTGGCATTTCACGTTATGACGAGGTTCTCACGGGCAGCAACTACAGCGATCATCTTGACCTGAGCGAGTTCGTTATCAACGACGATCTTGAGTCTTTCGTGACTGAGAATGATTTCGATGAGCGCGTGAAGGCTTCCTTGGAGGGTATTACGCTTAATGACAGTATGTCTCCGCACGCCAAGGACATTCTGCTTGACCTGCTGGAACTCGTCGCCAACCTTACGCAGCACGTTACTAATCTGCGTACAATGTGCGGCCTGCCCAATGCCGACCTTGCAACGACTCTTCCGAATCTGCGCAAGAAGATCATCACCAACTGATGAAACGAACGGGCACGCTGGGAAGCGTTCCCAATTCGTTAACAGCAACGCTATACTTACCCAAGTAACACAACAACAATCCCTTGGAGGGAACACACACCATGAGTCACGAACTGGAAATCATCGACGGTCGCGCGCTTGTTCTTGCCCGTGATCCCATGTGGCACTCGCTTGGTCAGGTTACAGGCGACAACTTCGACGCTGCATGGATCGAACGTTATGCACCCGAAATCCTTTCGGATGTTCACCTTCACCCGACCTACGTCATCGTGAGCGATGAGGACTGCGGAGTTTCGTACGTCGAAACCCCGAACAAAGCCGCCATCGTTCGTGAGTACGACAACAAGATCGTGGGCGAGGGTCTTGGCAAGGCGTCGTACGGCGTCGTGCAGCCTTCCGAGGCATACGAGTGGGGCCAGACCATCAGCGGGTTCGCTGGTCTTCCCCTCGTGAGCGCTGGCACGCTGCGAGAGGGACGCCAGTTCTTCTTCACGTACCAGATGGGCGATGAGGCACCGTGCGGCATCAACTACACGCCGTACCTTACCGTGACCTCATCGCACGACGGCAGCCTCAGCCTCATGGCACTGTTCAGCGACATCATCACGGTCTGCGCCAACACGCTTGCATGGACCCTCAGCGAGGCTAAGGGTCCGAACAATCGTGTGACGCTCAAGCACACTGCCAACGTTGATCAGCGTATGGTCATGGCGCTTGCCGCACTGCGTGGTGCTGCGGAGCATGTTGAGAAGGTCAACAAGCAGATCGAAACGCTTGCGAACATTCGACTGTCTTCGTTCGACAAGATTCGCATGATGGACAACCTGTTCCCGTACATTGCGGAGGATGGGCGAGCCAAGACTATGCGTGATAAGACCCGTGATTCCGTGCGTTCGCTGATGCGTTCGCAGGTTGTCGAAGACGGCCTTCAGGACACGGGCTGGGCTTGGGTGCAGGCCGTCAACACGTACGAAAACTGGAACACGCCGATCCGCAACAGTGATCGTGCAGAGCGCCAGTTCGACGCTATCGTCAAGGGCAACCAGAGCCTCACGAACGGTGCGCTTGAGCAGGTTCTCGCTCTTGTCTAAGACGAACACCAACACATACACGAAGGGGGCGGGTTCGCCCGCCCCCTTCATCACCCCGCAGGAGACTAAGTGAGCATATTTCTAACAAGTGAAGACGGACGGTGGTCGGTCAATCTACTGACGCTCGAAGCCGTACATATTCGTGAAAACATTCTGGCTGACACGAACCTATCCGTTGAGCGATGGGAACTCGTGGCCGAACCGAACAGCGTTGTCATTGCAGCACGTAACGACCTGCCTGTAAGCGCTGGAACGTGGCTAGGGGAAATCATGGCAGACTCAATCGGAGAAGACGAAGAGGGATATCAGAAGTACAATTTCGAGGGACTGTAATGGCACACAAAGAACGCACGCTCGTATGTCCAAAGTGTGGTTCCGTGCAGAAAGTGTTGTTCGACAGCGCTCGCGCATGGCATACTACGTGCAAGAAGATTTCCAGCAGACAGTTTCCGCCCGAAATGAAAGAATCTAAATGACAAGCACGATCATCCTTATCGCTATTGGCACGTATTTCGTTTTTGCATTTGCCCGCTTGCGATAGTTGTTAGCCATTTCAGTTATCTGACCAGTTCCAGTAGACTCTCGGAGCCGCCGCTCCTCCCTGAAGGAGGAGCGGCGGCTCCGCAGACGCGAAGCCACAGGAGCAATACATGACAAGCACCTCCACACACGATGACCTTGCGGACGTTGTGCCTTCGGACAAGTTCTGGCAAGAGTTCCCCGATGGCGTGATCCCCATCAAGCACACGGAACACCTCGTCTGGCGCAATCCCGAAGACAAAGAAGACGTACTGCAAGCGCTCAAAGACACCATCGCCGTCTTCGACCAGACACGCAACATCCTCCGCACGCGTACACCCGAAGACATCATGAGCCTCATCGATACATATCGTGAAATGCCCGTCAAGCAATACGCAGAACGACGAGAAATCCTCACCACGCTCTGCACAGAAGGACTGTCACTTCGCACGGTTACGCGTTTGATCGAAGAGCCGAACGCCGTTACGCGTGTCATTCAGGCAATGATGAATTCGCATAGCACCTCGTCGCCTGAGTATTGCGAGAACATTCTTCTTGCAGACGAAATGAAGATGACGGGTGCATCAAACGAGCAAATTAGCCAAGTTACTGGCCTGAACACGACCTCGTTGCGCGTTATTGACCGTTGGCGTGAATGTTCAGACGCTGGGTACGAGGGATGCCTCAAGTGGGCATTCACGCAAATCATGAATGGCATGAACACTGCGGAAGTTATTCGATTGATGAATGTCAAGTTCCCGCAAGATGCGAAGCATATTCCGTATCACACTGTGTATTCGCTCGCTAGGCCCAACCGTCTTGAGCGCAATAAGAAGCGCTTCGGATGGACTGAGAACAAGGAGCAAGCATGACAAAGCACGAACATACATTCCGCCAGTCGTGGCTTAAGGAGGTGACGCTCTGCCCCGAACGTGCCCGACGCACGTTGACGGGCACTATGCCCGAACGTGAAACCGACGCTGCCGCAATTGGAACGGCGGTTCATGCGGGTATTGAAGCAACGCTGTTGGGCAAGGTCGAAGATTACGGGCACGCTAGCGCTATTGCGTATGCGGAGTTTGAGAAGATCGAAGCGCATCCAGCATTTACGTGGACTAAGTATAGTCATCGTGTAGCGCAGGATCGGATCAATACATATCTTGCGCATTGGTGGGGCATCAAGGACATGTTTCGTCCGATCGATGTTGAGTGGACGTTCAACAAGGTGTTGTGGGAAGACGACGATCGCATCATTCGCGTGTCGGGCACGATTGATCTTGTTGACGAACGCCTTGGCTTGATCGACTGGAAAACGAGCGGCAACGGAGCGTACGAAACGTGGGAATACGATCGTTGGGCGATCCAGCCTACCGTGTATACGTTTGCTCGTCATGATGCCGATCAGGTGCAGCATCCGTTTACGTATAATGTGATGCACAAGGAAGGTGTCCAGACGTTTACCGTGTGGCGCAGTGCCAAGGATTGGAACTGGCTGGTGCAGCGTGCAATCCAGTTGGCGAAAATGATTGAGGCGGATCTTGACGAATGGTCAATGCATGATAATCATGCATTGTGTAGCGCTAAGTGGTGTCCCGCTTGGGATACTTGCAAGGGTGCGTATTACTATTCGTAACATTTGCGGGAGTGGCGGAACAGGCAGACGCGACAGACTCAAACTCTGTTGCCCGCAAGGGCGTGGGGGTTCGATTCCCCCCTCCCGCACGCTACGTTAACAGTCCGAATATACTGTTGCGTAGAAACACAACCATCCCATAACAAGGAGCAATACCTGTGAGTAACGTTCGGCAGACTGGTTACACTGTTGACGAGAGCGGCAATATCATCGACGCTAAGTACGAGACTCCTCGTCTTACCGTGTCGTATGAGCGTAAGGTCAACCTTGGCAATTACGAGAGCGCTAGCGTTTTCGTGAGCATGCAGGTCGATGCTGGCGAGGACAAGGATGCTACGCTTTCGGCCATCAAGGATGCATTCCTTACCGTCCGAAGCACTGCGTACGAGCAGTTGGGGATTCAGTTCACGATCGATGAGAACCTCATTGCACGTGAGCGTCTTGAGCGTACGTTCGGTCCGATTGAGGTCGTTGAGGGCGACGACGCTAAGCCGTACAATGCGCCTCCTGCTGCCCCTCAGCCGCCCAGCAAGCCCCGCAGCGACACGGTCGCACCCAAGACCAAGAAGGCCCTGTGGGAAGAGTTGGCGTCAAACCCGAGCATGTGGTTTGACAATCGGGAAGGTAAGCGCAACCCGAAGGCTCCCGACTTCAAGCGCAAGAACACTGGCGAGGGACTCTGGATGACGTACAACGGTGCGAGCGCCGTTCCTGCGGGCATCACGGTCCCCGATAGCGGTTTCGCTAACGGCTGATGCTCCGCCAGCATTCAACGCTGGTTGCCGAAGCGATTGTAGCGGCGGAGGTCGGGCGCATGCTGGGGGATGCGTCCGACCCCCGCCCTACTATTACGGCAGGCGAAATCATCAGCAAATACCAACTCAATTGGGGCACCTACAAGCAAGGCACAAAGCAACGCGCCGTCGCTGCCCAACATTTGCGGGCCGCCCTCAAGCGTCACCCGCTACTAGATGCGCAACCCTATAAGCGCAACAAATACACCGTGTATACGCTCATCGAAGGAGCAAGATGACTCAAGCACTTAGCATGGACGAAATCCAGCAGCGCCTCAACGCTATGCGTGACGGCAAGTTGGATCAGATCATTTCTGGAACGCCTGCACCAACCGACATGTACCGTTACGTCAGGCCGTTCCACACCACGTACGAATCGATCCTTGGCGCACTAGAAAACCCTGACGCTCGCATCATGCTGGGACTCCCCGCAATCGATGTCCTCACTCGCGGCTTTGGTCCCAAGGAACTCATTTACGTGAGCGGATTTGCTCACTCAGGCAAGACACAATTGATCAACACCATGATCACACACAACCTTGACAAGCGCATCCTGTTCTTCAGCATGGACGACCCCGCAGAAATGATCCTGCTCAAGTTGGCCTGCATGACCACAGGATTCAACGCCGATATTCTGGAACGCCGAATCCGTCAAGGCGATCAAGAAGCCAAGGTCAGCCTCAAGACCGCTGCAGTAGACACATTCCAGAACCTCATCGTCGTAGACGAAAGCCTTGGCCTCAGCGCCATGACCCAAGCCGTAGCGGAAGCCACAACGTACTGGAACGCCCCACCAGATGCGATCATCATCGACTATCTGGAACTCATGCAGGGCAACTCCTACAGCGACGACGCAAGCGCCAACGTCAAGGCCAAGTCCCAAGCCCTCAAGCGATGGGTCAAGGACCAAGGCTGCCCCGTCATCGTCGTACACCAAGCAACCCGCTCAAAGGGTGCGCCCGGCGCACCCATTAGCATGCTCAGCATGGCGTATGGTGGCGAGCAGGAAGCCACTATGGTCATCGGTGTTCGTCGCAAGCGTGATGATCAGACGTTGGATTCGTGGGATCGTCAATGCCAGCAGGATACGATCACGTTGCATTTGGCGAAGAACAAGCGGCCTCCTGCACGCGTGACTCCAGCCGAAGGCGTTGACTTTTTCATGGACGCTGACACTGGTCTGATTCGTGCTTTGCGGGAGTCGGATCGTCGTGGTCAGCAGCAGTTGCCTGAGAACATTGCGAACAGTGCTGCGGATGCGTTTCGGATTGCCCAACAGCGAATGATGGAGAACGATCTTGACAACGGATGAACGGTTTTATCAATACGTATCGCTTTTTAGTGGCAACACTTCTGCGTACGGTACGGAACAGGGCGGATGCGTTCGGCAGGAAGCAACTCCCGCTCGCTATATGGCCCATCTCAATGGTGAAGAATCGATTGGGATTTATCCGATGGTGTGCATCGACAATGAATGGATCGTTCATTGGGGTTGCGTTGACCTTGATGTCAAGGCCGACCATAAGCGTCGATGGGATTACGAGACACGAGAAGACGCATGGACCGCTGCTTGCAACTTGAAGCGAGCGTTGCATGCGATGGACCTTGAAGCATGGGTAGAGTCCACCAAGTCTGGTGGTTTCCATGTATGGGTTTTTAGTCGTGATTGGGTGTATGCAGCGGATATGCGGCATTGCCTTCTAGCGGCCTGTCGCCTCGTTGATGTACCGCCTACTGAGGTGAATCCCAAGAACACGCACTTTGATGATCCGACAGCATTGGGCAATTACGTTAGGCTTCCGTACCCAGCCGCATTTGCGGGTGGCGTTACTCGCCCGATGGTGGATACGGACGGTAATCCAATCGCATGGAACGACTTTGTTGACCATGCGTGGCGGAGCCGTTCGGACCAGACCACGATCAGCGAGATCGCAGCACTGTATGTTCCACCACCCAAGCCAACGATTCATCACGAAGCGACACGTACGATTGTACCCAGCGAATTGGGCACAGTGTCACGCAGGCTTCGTGCGATCATTGAGAACGGTCCCCTGAAGCAAGAGGATCGTAGCGGATGGCTTTACTATGTTGCGCGTTTGTGCGCTGACGATGGCCTGACCGTATGTGAAGCCGAAGAAATTGTAGCATTGTGCGACGAGCGGCACACTCGCAAATTTGTGGACCGCCGTGATGGTGCTGCTCGCATCGCTGCGACTGTAGAAAAGGCATACTCATGAAGGTTTATCTTGCGGGTCCAATGGGCAGCAAGCCGATGTTCAATTTTCAAGTATTTGAAGAATGCTCACGTTGGCTTCAATACGCATTTGGTTGGGAGGTAGTTAGTCCACACCAACTTGATATTGATAGCGGACGCATGGATTACACATGTCGTACCGAACAGGGCACTGATTACTCGTTTCGACAGTTCAGTTCTGTAAACATGTCAGGCACCTACAACAAGTGGGATGCACTGGCGGACGACATGCGTAACATGTTCGATTGCGAAAAGTTCATTATCATGGACGGCTGGCAAGAAGCATACGGAGTCATCAAGCAGATTATGGTTGCAAAGTGGATGGGCATGGAATTGCTGCAAATTTCACGCACCAAAAACGGCTACATGCTTTCACGCACTGAAGTAGCGGAAACCACACTAGCCCACCTTTACAATGCCCACGCCAATGGCTACAAGGTAACAACCACATGAAGCGACGACCTTGCGCAAAATGTGAACGCAATCGTGCAGAAAAGTTTTTTACATCCAAGAAAGGGAAAGTTTGTGCTGACTGCCGTAAAGCGTCATCTCGCAAATTGGCGAGGACGACGCATCTCCAAACTAATTATGGGATATCACACGACGAGTACGAGGCACTCCTCGCTCAACAGAGCCAAGCATGCGCCATCTGTCGTGGAATTCGACGCGGATCATACGATGTAGACCATGACCATCGCCTTGAGAAGCGGCTCCTTTCTGAAGGAAAGGAGCCGCTTAAGGCTCGTCGCGCAAGCATCCGTGGGCTACTTTGCCGACGATGTAACCGAAGGTTACTGCCTGCTACACTAGACGACACAAAGATTATGCAAGGCGCAATCGATTACATTATGAATCCGCCCGCCCGAAGCATCCTCAAGGAACACAATGTCATTTAAAGACCGCGATTTCACCTATCGTTTAAGCGCAATGGGCGACCAAGCCGAAGGCGCTTTTGAAATGTGGTGCCAAAACAACGAGCAAAACTATATTCGTTGGGGACTGGACCGTCCACCGCTCAACCTTAGAATGATTCCCACACGTTTGCGTTACGCACCAGACTATTTGATGTCCCACAATTTTGTGGAATGCCAAGGTTTCGGAGCCGACCAGACGTTCAAACTGAAAGTTGAAAAGCATGGTGCGCTTCATTGGTGGAACGATCTTCACCCTGTTGACATGTGGTGTCTGGACAGTCATAACCAGCGTGCATGCTTTCTAACGCTTGGCGATTTTGATCGCCTGCTTGGGACAGCAGGAGCAGAATTGCGAGCATTTCCCGAAGGCAAAACATACTTTGCTGTTGAAGGCGACGCATTGTTTGAGGCCGCTGGAGCCAGAACGTATGCCACGGAAGCGTGAGATCGCATATGATCCACTCATAGATCCGCCTCGTCGCGTTGAGCGGCGAGCAGCAACTACCATGCAAGCATTAATGGAGGCCAAGCCACATGAACCCATTCAACGCAGTCTGGAAGAATTGCTCCCACTACGGGAATGTTTGTCAGAAGCGTTTGACCAACTTAACGAACGTGATCGGTGGATTGTCAACAGCATTCTTATCGAACGTAAAAGCATCAGAAGTACTGCTGCGGACCTCTCGCTCGCTAAATCACACGTGGACCGACTCTATAAAGCAGCGTTACGACGATTGAAAACTACCCTAGAGAACAACCCAACAATCTTGGAGTATCTCAATGACTGAAACGGAGCGTCTTCGTGCAGAAAATGAACGACTCGTCAACCTCCTCAAGCGCATCACCGAAATCATCCATGCAGCCAGCCGCACTCTCTACAATCTTGAGTACGGGATGGGAACTACAGGTATCGGAGACTTGGACACAGGAAAAACCCATGACTGAGGAACGTGTCGTCAACCCGATTACAGGCGGCGAGAAAGGCAAGAAGATCGAACGCTACGACCTGATCCCCTCACGCCCTTTGCGTGAGGTCGCCCGCAACTACGGAATCGGTGCACAAAAGTATGCCGAACGAAATTGGGAAAAAGGAGTAGCATGGTCGTTAAACTTTGGTGCCCTCAACCGTCACCTGTGGGCTTGGTGGGAAGGAGAAAAGTACGACGAGGCAGGATTCCATCACCTATCGGCTGTCGTTTTTCACGCAATGGCATTGATGGAATATGAAATGACACATCCCGAAATGGACGACCGTCCAGAAGGAACTACCAATGAGCGATAACACTGAAATTGATGTGCTTCAGGAAATGCGTACAAATAATACGGAACGTTTGAAGCGGCTTCAGCAGCAGGGAAATGATCTTTCCCCGATCCCCTTTGTAGATACAAAGATTAATGTGCTAGTGGATATGCTTTTGCATGGTCCATTTAGGCATTTGTTTGAATTGGCTTACGAAAATCAGGTGAGTGATTTGTTGTCTAATATTGAGGCAACGATCGAACGATCAAAGATTATTGTGCCAACGCCAGACGTTCAGGTCAGCCAAGACTCTTAAGGAAATGGATGAACCGCATGATCGGCAAGTCGTCGTGAGGCGGCTGGTTTGGGACTTGCACGTCCCAAGGCAATCTAGGTGCAAACGGTTCGGAATGGCGCCCGTAGGGTGCGCCAACTTCGTATCCAGCATCCTGCGGTGACCGCGGACCCATCGGGCCTGCCCCGCCACCAGCAGGACCCTGCCGCTTAGAACGACGATCAACCCATCGTTCAGCCTGAGAATTGTTCATGGAAACTTTACTCCCAAAACGTGAGCCAACACGCTACGCGTCTGCGGTCCCACAATACCATCAATCTTCAAATGAAAGAACTTCTGCACATTCTTCACAGCAGTTTCCGTCGCAGAACCAAAATCCCCATCAACCTTAATCTGCTGACCAGCCCCAGCCACAAGAGCAAACTGCAACTCTCGCACAGACTGGCCCTTAGAACCCTTCACCAAAAACGGTCCATTCATAAACCGCAACGACAAATCATGCGCTGCTTTATACAGCGTATGAAACACCGTCTTCCCAGCACCAGAAGGCGCGGGAGGGGGTGCAGGCTGGCCCAAACGAGCCGCAGCACGAGCCACAATCTCGCCGCGCTGAGCGACAATTTGGGTGCCGGGGCACCCAAAGTGTCCGCCCCATTCCTTGCCGCCAGCACCGTGGTAAATGAGTCCACGACCGCCACGCGGATCATCCGTGATTTGGAGCGGAACACCGTAAGTCTGGTGCAGCCAAGCCAAAATGTCGGCAGCAATGGTCAACTGAGCGTCAGTCAAGGCTTCGCCCTTATCGCCAAAGCCTTCAAATTCAACGCCAATCCATTCGTTGTTGCCAGCAGCCTGCGTCCATGCACGATTGTCTAGGTCAACCAACTGAGCGCACTTACCTTGCTTGCTGACAACAAAATAACACGACACATTACTGGCAGCGTTATTGCACCACGAGATTGTGCCCTCGTAAGAGCCAACAGCAGTGTGCAATACCATGCCACGAGGCGGGCGCGTAACGCCGCCAACAGTAAAGTTGCGAACAGGTCGCCAGTCAGCAAAAGGTGCACGCATCAGCAGGCCTTTTCGCCCTTCAACTTACCGCACTCAGCACCAAGGCGCGTACTGCCGTAAGTCTTTCCAGCCTTAGTAGCAGACAAAGGGGCATTGGCCCGATCGGCTGCAACAATAACGCGCTTGCTGGTGTGTCCAGCAATCGCTCGTCCCTTACTCGTATGATGCTGAGCCATTTGAATCTCCCAAATGTTCTAGGCTGATAACACAGCCCTTCGGATAAGTAGTCAAACCTGCAACCATATCGTCTTTGTAGTCAATGTCTTGTGCCAAAATCACGTATTTGTCGTCATTTCGGATTAGCCAACCTACAGATTCCATAACTGCTGGTGAAGGTTTAACCTTTTTGCGGTCAGTCCATGACCCTTCGTGTGGAGCAATATCTTCCCACACGAGATATACAAATGCTGGTTTCTTACGCCGCAGTGCCACGCCAGTCCGTCACACCCTGAACGCCCAAATAGGCGGCAACCACACCAGCGGCAGCAACATACTGCTTTTCTGCGCACAACGTTGCAAAGGCTGCAACGGTCAAAAGAAACTTGCGGCTAGTGAGCCGTCGAATAATTCCGCTCATTTATACAATCTCCATAAAATACTAATTGCCTACTCTACAGGGAAGGTTGTCCCCTGCGGGACACGCTCAGAAAGGACTGCGATGTCCCCTCTCAACTCGTGTACCTGTGTATGAACTTCATCAATTTTGCCCGCCAAAACGGCGTGGTCTTGGCGCGCCCTGAACACTTCTTGAGTAACTGCTTGAACGATATTTTGGGTGGAAAGTAGACTGGCGGTTACTTGCTCATCCAGCGTATTGCGGATTCCAGCAAATGCCTTGCTGTTCCGCTTCGACCTAATAGTTAAATACGCAAGAAAAACAGCCTGTGTAGACCCAATCAACGCAATGCCAACATCAAACAAATTACTCATAACCTTTACTTCTTCTTAGCCGCAGCCGCAGCAAACCTGCGACGCAAAATCTCAGATTCAATATCACTCTTAGTATTGGTTCGCAACGGCAAACCAAAGAACGACGCCACCGACGCCCCACGCCGCTGCTCGTACTTGCCCTCATTCGGGAACAAGCGTCGTGCCCTAGCATACGGAGGCGCAAACTGCTCTACCGCATAAGCGGCGCGCCCCTGCCCACCAGCAAACTCGCTCAATGTTCGCCCAAGCGCATTGTTAAACATGAACGGCTTGTCCATATGCTTGCGGTCCTTAGGCAACGGAATGCCCTTAAAGAATTGCTCACCCTTCATAAACTCCAACGGAGTTTTAACAACAGGCGTCATCATGGACAGATAGTTATCTGCCAAACCAGTGTAAGACTTAGCCTGTCGGGGATTAAAATTCTTAAAGTCGGGCAAAGAACTAGCAATCGTTTGCGTAAATGGAAGATCGGGAGTGATATACAAACGTTGACCAGTTTTACCAAACGGAGTCCGAATACCAAACAAGTCATTTGCAATATACGACGGCACAATCTTTTCGGGATCAGACATCGATTCAATTTCATTCTTGGCAATAAAATACTTTGTATACTTGTTGGGACTAGACGCAATCATTTCCATCTGCAATGGCATGTTGTAACGAGTCCACGTATAGAACGGAATAAAGCGCTTTACAGTGCCGCGTTCAAACGCAGACAAGTCGGCGTAATCAAAGTGGTAACGCACAATATCGTCGATTGCCGTGTCAAGCGTCTGGCCCTTCAGCAGTCGGTCCCAACCAAGACCGCCACGCAAGTAAAATTCTACGTTTTCACCAGCCTTAGCACTAACCTGAATGGGAGCAAAGTCTGAAGCCCACGGCTTCAGCGACATGCCCGCTTTGGCGCCCAATTCGGCATTACCGTACTGGCCGCCACCAAGATACTCAAGCAATCGTGCCATGTTTTCAGACTCTTGAGGCGGCAACGTGCCCCTTTGCCAAGCCTTGTAAGCCTTGCGGAACTTCGCAACCGACCCAATTTCAACGTCCGCAAGATAGTTGTTAAACGTTCCACCAAGATAGTTACGCAAATGAAAACCTGGAGTTGCAACCTGCCAACGCTTCAACCAACCAACAAGCGTATCGTAATGCTTCAAAAACTTCTTGAAACCTTCAGGCGTCGTAACCTTACCAACACGATTCAAAGCCTCAGCAATTTCACGCGGCGTATACAGGTTCGGATTCGACGCCAACTCCTGATATGCGCCACTGGCAATAGCCTCACGAATTCGTTCCTGCGTCGAAGTCAACGCAATGTTTTGTTCCGCAGTCCTAACAGCCTCATCATAAAAACGCTGACTAGTAAGGAACTGTGCTTCGGCACGACGGGCCTCAGCCACGTGCACCAACGCCGCACGACCAGCCTCATTAGTCGTCTGACGAGCAGCATCCAACAACTCATCAGCCTGCGTAGACACTGCGCGAGCCTTTTCCAACGCACTAACAACCTGTGGGCTACCGCGTCCCTGCGTCTTCACAAACTGAATCTGCTCATCCAAAATGTTTGTAAAGTCGCTACGATCAGTCAAAATACTTCTAATGCGAGCAGCAGAACTACGAGCATCAACAGCAGTCCCAATAGCGTCTGCAAACAAATTATCAGACGATTCAGCAGCAGCAGCAGGATCTGCAGAAGAAATACCCTCCACGTGCGAAGCAAACAAATCGTCCTTCGACATCGGAGCAGGAGTAGTCTCAATACCCATCGCCTGCTTTGTGGCCTCTAGGCGAGCATTCTTGGCAGCCTCAAACGGGTCAGGCGGAATTTCGCCTGCTCCACCAGTAGGCGGCTTGGGCGGCGGGACCGCCCCACCGCCAGCACCACCAGCAGCCGCAACCAACTCCTCAGCATCACGTGCAGCATTAACCTGCTGATCGGCAACAATGCGAGTAGTTGCACGACCAACATCCACGGCACCAGCCTTTGGCGCATTCTTAGCAAAATTAGACCATGCCCGATTAGCCGCAGTAACACCAGAACGGTTCAAACCCTTGGCGCTCTGGTATTCAGACTTATCCAAAATGCGACGCAACTGCTTCTGCTGACGTTCCGTCAGCATGCCCATCCGTCGCTCCACCTCAGTAGCATCCTGCCATGCAGCCTGCCCACCCTGCAACTTGGCCTCAAACGGCACACTGCGAGGACGAGCCGCAACACCAGCCACAGGAGCCTCCACAGGGGCCGTAGGAGCGATTTCAGCGACAGGTTGGGGCGCAACCCCAGCCGCCTCTCCAGCGGCCTTTGTAGCGCCCTCAGAACCGCCAGCAACACTGGCATAAATGCGGTTCAATTCCCTACGAGCAGACCGTCGCAAAGCACCCTTCTGCGTCTTGTTTGCAGGATCAAGCAGAATCGCGTCCACCTGAGCCTGAGCCTCAGGCGATGCAGCCAAAGCCGCTCGCCGCTCAGCAGCCACCGCAGGATCATCCCACAACGGACCAAACGCATCACTCGTAGAAGCAACAGCAGCAGGGGGCGCAGTTTCAGGAACAACAGCCGTTTCAGGTGCCTCAGTCGCAACCTTAGTTGCCTTCGGCACACTGCCTTCAGCAATCTTCTGCTCCACATTCTTAATCATGTTATCAATCTTGATAACACCACGCTCAGAAACAACCCCATTAGAATCCAAAAACTTTGGATCTTCCATCACGTTCTTAATGCGACCAGCCAAACCAGAATCCGCAGAACTAGCAGCCTTAATACGATCAGCAAAAGTTGCGGTATCAATATCCTGTGCACGAGCCGCACGCTTAGCCTTATACGCCTCACGCTCAGCCGACTTGGCACCCTTAGCAGCACGCTGCTCAACCTGCTGAGTTGCTTCCTCAGCAACTGATTCCACAACAGAATCCGCAGTTTCAACCGCAGGCGTAGTGGCCGCAGGAACAGCAGCACCAGTCTTGCTTTCAGCAAACTTGATCATCCCATCAAGTTTCTTAGCACCAGCCTTCGTCAAACCAGTCTCAGGATCAAAATACTTCGGGTCCTTCAAAATAGCAGCAGCCCGATCAGGCAAAGACGAATCCCTAGCAGCCAACTCCTTAATACGCGCAATCTTGGTCCCAACATCATCACCAGTTTGCGCAACCTCAGGCGCAACACTTTCAACAACGTTGTCAGCAGTTTCGTTAACCACATTATCTACAAGATTTGCCTCGTTAGCAGTATCTTCTGCCAACAACTTTGCCTGCTCCTTAAGAATAAGATCCTTAAAAGCCTTCTTGCCGCCAGTCGTCAACTTGCCATCAACAACATGCTTAGGATCAGCCATAAGATCAGTAATCTTAGCCAAAATTTCAGGATCACTCTCAGACAAAGAGTAAACAATTTCCACATACTGCTGAACATCTTCTGGCGCATTAGCAATAGCATCAGCCATAGCCGCCGAAGGAGGAGCCTTAACAGGCTTAGGCTTAGCCGTATTCAAAGCAGATTCAAACAAACCAAGATCATCTTCAAGCGTTCCACCAGATGCCCAACGAGAATCCACAACTTTCTTGTTGCCCCAACCCACACCACGCGGTTCAACAGTTTCTACAAGTTTATTAATTCCCTCAGTTGCCGCAACTTCATCATGCGAAATACGCATAGCATTCAAATAGCCGCGAGAACTTTCGTTGTAATATTCATTATAAACATTACTTTCGATCTTCTCCAAACGCTTTTGACCGCGTGCGCTAAGTTCACCATTCTTCTTAAACAACTTCTCAGTTGGTTTAGCAGCAGCATCTTCAGCACGAGCGCGACGCATAACCTCTTCCAACATTTGATCATATTCTTGATCAAAATTATCAAGAGTGGACTTACCGCGCGACCAATCCCAAGCAATATTCAACTTATTCTTACGAGCCAAAGCAATATCGCGAGCCGTTTCGCTAGCAGACGCCTTTTCAACAGCCATGTTGCCGCGAATGCGAGGCTTAATCCCAAGCCTTGTTGCTTCTTCATCAAGCGCAGTACGCGCATTCTTTAGATCAAACAAAATTTCAGTAACATGTTCAGCCGCAGAATCAATCAACTCAAAATTATTAGCACGCTTATTCAGCACTTCAATAACTTCAGGACGCAAATGTCCACCCAATTTTTGAATCCTAGGCAACACGTTCTCATAAAAATGACGAACAATTTCCCACGGCTTCATTCCGCTATGACTTGCTTGGAACTCAACAAATTCCTGCAAAACCTTGTTGATACGCGTAGTATCAATTCCAGTCGCGCCCTGCCAAACAGAAACAGCCTTACCCTTACCCGTGCCCTTAAAATTCACGGAAAGCAACGCTTCTTCAAGATTAGAAATATCGTTTGAATAACCACCACGAGTCCAACCAAAATGCAAATCCACACGATCCGCAAGATTAGTTTGCAAACTACGCAATTCTCCAATGATGCCACGATCAGTCATGTCAATCATTGCTTGCTGAACTGATGTTTCCCCAGCAATAATAGCCTGTCGATATTCTTCAATGCGACTAAACAAATCCTTTGCCGTAGCACGAAATTCGGTATTCAGAACATCACCAAGAACAGAATCAAATTCTGGATGCAACGGTTGAATACGGCTATGAATCATAGCAATATCATCAACACTCAATTCACCATTTGCGCGCAAACTCCGCAAAAGATTACCAGCGTCTTCAGGTTCCAATTCTGCAATCTGACGAGCATACTCATCCAACCGATTAGTATATTCAGGATCAGTTTTCAACAATTCATTATAACGTTCAGCAGCAGTGTGTTCTTGCATATAAATTTCCTGAACCTTGGCGATATCACCATAGGTTTCAGCCATAACATCAGGAGTATATGCTTGTGCAGCAAGACTACCGTAAGCAGTCTCTCCACCACGCAAATCACCAATAGCACGAGCCTGATTTCCAGCAAACCCAATGCTTGCAAGACGGTCCGAAACCTCACGCGCCGCCTTTTCTCTAGCCTCTGGACCATACCCCAAACTAGAAAGCGTCTTCGGATCAAACGCTCCAATATCGTCCAAATACTGTCGCTCAATCACATCGGCAACATCAGCACTCAAATTCTGATGCGCAACAAACTCGTCAATCATCTTACGAGCCTGCCTTGGCTTAACCTGAGCCAACATGCGCTTAAATTCAACAATCGTCTGCTCTTTATCCGTCAAACGAACAACAGGAGCCTTCTTGCCCTTTGAATATGCCTTCTTAATAACATCATACTCTTTTTGAGTAATGCTACCTTCAGCCAACTGTTCATCAAGGCGCGCCAAACGCGCCTCCTTGGCAGCCTTTGCTTCTGCAGCCCTCGCAGCCCTTTCAGCCTTTTCAGCCGCCTTGCGAATTTCCTTCAACTCGGAAGCAGTCTTTTCGCCTTCCTTAATATACCATTGGGCAATCTCCATTGACTGTTCATCGCCAATTTGAGCAGCATGCGCATAAATAGACATGCCTTCCTCAAACAACTCATCAGCGCGAGCCGACTCGCCCCTCAAGGAAATAACTCGCTCCATAATATCGCCAGCAACAGTATCGTTGTTTGCGCCAGCCAACTTATTCAAAAATTCCATACTGGAATACTTGCGTTGAATTGGCCCACGCGCTTTAGCCTGTTCCAACAAAATTGAGCGCTGCTTAGGCGACATTCCTTCTGGAAGAAACATATTGTCAGCCGATTCTGTAAAAAGATCAGTTGCGCCCTTAGGTCCAAATTCGCTAGAACCAGCAATATTAGTTACACTACGAGTACCAACCTCGGTATGACCACCCCGAATTCCAGCACCCGCAGAACTTTCATGCCTAGCCGCACGAGAAGCCCAAATTTGATCCAACTGTGGATCGCCAGAAGGCTCAGGAACATACCGATCAATACTAGAAATTTTGCTCGGAGGAGGCACAATTTGTTTCACGGGCGACTTGCCCTTCATGCGCTCCTTTGCCGCATCCATGCCAAGTTGTTCGGTTTGTTCAATTTGCGCTTGCGCTGCATCGGCAATATCCATGTCCACCTCGGCGGTACCAACCTTGCCAGTCGCACTTTCAAACTGCGACCCAAAATCAGTACCAGCCAAACGTACCTTAGTGCGCGAAGCCCCACCAATAGCCCGTTCAGTTTCAGTCAATTGCTGCCGCAAAGAAGACAAACGCTCACGAGCAACTTGCTTAACCTGCTGACTAGCGTTAGGAAATTGCTTAATCTTGTTTTCAAGTTCAACAATTTTCTGCTGAATTTCACTTTTAACCCGAATCAAACGATTCACTTCAGCATCAACAGCAGCAACTCGCTCCGCCTGCACGCCAGCAACTTCACCATCAGGGTGCGCTCCACCCCGAATACGCGGTTGCGGCCCGCGTTGTCCGCCACGCAAACGAATCTCACCCTCAGGATTCATGCCACGCACATTGGAACGCGGTTGCGGAACGCGACCCTGTTCCCACTGCTCAAAACGAGTATTCAACCAATCACCAAACGTGCGAGTCTCACCACGATTAGCAACCAACGCCTGATACTCAACCAAAGCATTATCCAACTGCGTTGGAGTCAAATGATCCAAAATGCGCATGTCCAACTTGCCGCTATTCACCGCACGATTAATAACCTCATTACCAAGATCAATATCCTGCGGACGCACAGGCGTCCGACCCTGCAATTGCAACTCTTCCAACACGCTGTTATACGCACGATCGCCCTGAGCCGCAGCCTCAGGAATCACCTGCTGAAGTTCAGACTGCGCAGCATCCGCAGCAACCTGAGATTCAGCAGCAGTCTTATTGGCAGTATCAACTTCGCCCTTCAGTGAATTCAACGTCTTGTCGATACCCTGCTTCACCTTAGCAAAATTAGCCTGCTGCTTCAACTTAAACTTAAAAGGCATAGCCGTGTCGTCAAGAAGAACACCAGTATCACGCAAATGCCCAAGCACGCGACGACGCGCTACAGCATTTGTCATGCCCTTAATGTATTCCTCCATCGTCTTAATAACATCATCCTCATAGAAACCAACATCAACGCCAGTATCCTGAGCAAGACGATTCATATTCTCACGAACAGTAGCGTTAGTTTCGCCAGCCTGAGGAAGAATAGTACGCGCACGAGTAGACGCAGGACGGCCAGTCCCAACACCAGTACCCTGCGAATAACCGCGAGCCTGCTTCCACTCATCAGTCAAAATACGCGGGAAATAGTTATCCAACTCTTCGATCGGAACACCCTCGCGCTCCGCAACCCGATACATTTCATGCAAGAACGACTTAAGTTCCGTTGCGCCCTTAATCTTGACCAACTCGGCAGGATCACTAATAGACTCAATCGCATTACGAGCGGTCTTCATTTCCTCCTGAGTCAAATTCAAATCTTTGACAATATTGCGACGGAACACTTCAGTAGCACGCTTGCCCAAACGCCCCGTACCATCCGCTGCGCCGCCCTCAATGGCCTTAAAGCCATTGTCTTCCAACAAGCGCATGCCAGCAGCGTTGTACGCGTTGCCCTTACGCACCGCAGTACGCAATTCAATACCCTGCCAAGCCTTTTCTGGATCACCAGAACGCAACAACTTATACGACTCAGGGGCAGCACCAGACAACTTGGTGCCCAACTTCCCACCAAATTCCGTAGCCCGCAACGCATTACGCGGCACAGCCAACTTTCTAACAATCGGATTAGTAACCTTACGAGGCAACAGCGGGATAACAACTTCCTCGCCCTTGTAACCAAGCAAACGTCCACCACGACCAGTAAACGGAACCCTCAATCCCACGCCATGATGGGTCTTGGGGAAATACTTAACCGCCTGCTCGCCACTCAGACCAGAAGCACCCTTCTTGCCTACGGTAGCAACCGCTTCACGCGCAGCAACAAGTTCGGTTTCCTTTGCCAAACCTTCCGCAGCAGCACGAGCAATTGCCTGCTCCGCAGCGCTAGCACCCTTAGCAGCAGCAGCCTGCGCCGCCTTTTCTCCAGCCTCCGTAATCAGAACGCCAACACGTTCCATGATGCCGCGACCAACAGCCTGAACGCTACCCTTAATGCCGCCAGTAGCCCACGTAATCGGGTCCAACCCGATATCACCAGCAAGACCAATACCGATCTTGACGCCGCGATTATTAAGAATTGTTCCATCGTCCCAAGTGTGCTTGTCCAAGCCACGCTGCAAGTACGTGCCGACGCCAGTATGCGCCCACATGTCCTTGCGGTTCTTTTCATTCTCATAAGAGTTTACAATACCCGCAACATCAAAACCCTTACCCTGAACCGCATCAGCAATCTCACCAACAGCACCAAGACCAACACCACGACCCAAAGCACCAATCGCTCCACCAACATCACCCTGCTCAACTTCCTGAGCAAAATCGCTTACGTGAGAAGCAACATAAGAACGAGAAAGATCAAGAGTCTTCAACGCCTTACCAACAGGCGACTCCATCACGTCGGCCAAAGCACCCTTCCAGCCGCCAATGTTCGTACCCTTTGCCTTTTGACGCGCAGCAAGAGCAGCCGCATTGCGTGCAACATACTGCTTAGAAGTATTAGCACGCCTTGCCTGCATATTCTGATTATAAAAAGCAGTGCGGTTACTAACACCGCGCGCCGCCTCAAGTGCTGCATCAAAATTCGGGTAATTAGCCATTATCGTCCTGCATACTTAGATCCGCGACCCGCCACAGCAGCATCACGCATTGCCAAAGCATCATCCAAATTAATAGTAGGTTGCTGGTTATACAACTTAGTCAATGTCGTCAACTGCTTATTAATACGACGCCTACCCTTTCCGCCAAGCGTAGCCTGCAAAGCCATCGGATTAGCCCTAGCACGCAAACGACGCGCCATCTCCTGCAACAACGGCTGAGACTTCTTAAACGACAATCCACTAATAGCCCGCTCATATGGAGTATAAGCATCAGCCTGAGCAAGATCCTGCGCATAATTAAACGTAGAAGGACCCATCTCACCAGTAGTTCCATCAGTGGAACCACCTCCGCTGCCGCCGCCGCCACCACCACCGCCGCCGCCTCCAGCGGCGGCAGCAGCAGCATCCATCTTAGCCTGAGCAATCTGACCCAAAATACCAGTCTGATAAGCACCACGAGTCTGGTATGCACCAGACAAACGATCGGCAGCATTAGCCTCCGACATTGCCTGCAAATTGCGCATATAAGAATCCTGATTCATTGCAGCATTCTGCAAAGCCTGCAACTGCAAACTACCCTCCACATTGGCAGGAGCAGTCATGCCGCCAAAACCTTGAGCCTGCAAATCATTACCACCAGAAGCCACAGTCTGCTGAAGATCAGCATACCGCTGCATCAAGGCACGATTAGTCGCATCCATCAGCCCCTGTTGCATCGTGCGATCCTGCTGACGCAACGCATTCATTCGGTTAGCAGTATCAGCGTAAACAGAGTTTACGCGATCCATTGCCTGCTGACCCATCATGTCGTAATTGGGCATAGCAGGCATGCCGCCACCAGTGTCGGCAGGCGAAGTATTACCAGTGTTGGCAGGCGGAGTATTACCAGTGTAATAAGGACTATTAGGATCGTTCTTGACACCAGCGTCCTGATAAAAATGCCAAGCATCAGCACCAGCACCAGCATTAGCACCAGCACCAGCACCAGCACCAGACGTAGAAGCAGCACCAATTTGCGAAGTTCTTGCCGCTGCTGGCGTTGCTGTTACGCTGGGCCAAGCGCTAGACGTAGAATATGAAGGTCCCATAGGTCCCGTACCAGTACCCAAAGACGGATCTGGCCTGTAACGCCACGCAGTTTCATAACCTGCACGAATAGGAGGTCCAATCCATCGTCCATTTTGATAACCGCCTCGCGGTTGAATGGGATTACCTTGATCATTGCGCGGCCACCAACGGTTCGGAAGATCCTTAGCGCGCAAACTTCTGCTTTTTTGAACAAACGCACGATTAGCAGCAGCAGTCCGTCGCGACGCGCCTTGACGCTTTAGGGCATCTTTTCTTTCTTGTTCTCTTGTATCAACAACTCCGCGATCCACCATATTACATGACTCCAGTCAACTGAGCAGCAATCTGTGCCCGCCTAAAACGTTCCTGCTCATCAATATCACCCATAGTATTCCACAAATTCTGGTTATACCCAACCTGCTGCTGCGCATAACGTGCCTTCTGGTTATAATAATCGCGAGCAAGACTACCAAATGCGTCATTGCGTTCCGTATTGTAGCGAGACAAATTCTCGCCATAAATGCCACTGTCCTGAAGGCCGCGCCGCGAGTAGATGGACGGCAAACGCGTCCTACTTTGATTCCAATTGGTTGTGGCCTGCCGCAAAGTGTCAGAATAATTCTGATCGGCGGCATTGGAATTAAACCCTAGCGAATTGGTCTGGTTTGACCAAGTCTGCTGGGCCTGACGACGGCGATTGCCGTAAGACATAACTTCATCGGGATTCAAATCGTAAGCCATAGTACCTTCTAAATAGGTTAAGTCGTCCCCTAGTCGGTGGGGAATCTAAAGTTATAAATTCGGCCATAGAGGCTGTCCCAAGGCTTGTTGCCCCAGTTTTTCCATTGACCATCCATGTCAAATCCACCATCTGGATTTGACCCGA